AAGCCTGTTGTGTATGTCTGCAAGAAAATGGTCAAACTGAATTCGCATTGCGACGCGGGACTTAAAAGCGAAAATTGCGACACTTAAGCTTTTGTGAAGTTTTCCGGTCAACTTTAAGTTTACGGGTGAAATACTCTTGCCGTTTGCCTTGCTTGTCACGTCGGTATTTATAAAGTCGTCAGACACGTAAACTTTGAAAGCCTTACCGCCTTTTGTGGACCGCCAAATAAAAGGTTGACCGCTGTCATCAATGTGCGGCTTCCCACGAATTGCGTCTTTGTAAAACTCTGAATACTTTGGAAACTTACCTTGACCCTTAACAGGTGAAACACCGGCATTGAGGTCTTCAAGAATTCTTTTTTTAATTGGGACCGGTGCGGTTTTTGCGTAATGCCTTTGAACACTTGGAAGGAAGCTTTTTAAGTTTGTTGTTTTGATTTTAATATTTATAGGCATTTTGACAATTCCTTATTTTTTTACTATGTATATATACATAGTAAAACTTATCACAACAAACCCTTTTCAAATTCCCTTGTTAAAACATCAATGACCGTTTCGTCACTAAGTATTCCGCTGTCAATGACAACGCTTGTTCTTTGTGAGTCGGTGCGTGTACGGCTTGCAAATGTTTCTTCACGCCTTTGTTGTTCAACGGGTTTTCTGAATTCACTTAAAATATTATTTATTCCCGACCGTATTGACGGGTGAAGCTTTTGGTTTTCTGTTGGAATGAAGCGACGCTTTGGAAGTTTTTCACGCCCGCCTTTCCACTTAGGTGCTTTCGCTTTTGCGCTGAATTGATTGTGACCGTCGGCTTTTTCAACTTGTGAGTTACTTGCTGAATACCCAAAGCTTATGTCGTCACCGGAAAGAATGTTCTTTTCGTAGCTTTCGACAAGGTCACCTTCAAGCTGAAGGTTTGCAATTGTGTTGCCTTGCTTTTCTTTCTTTGCGTATTTGGTTGTGAGTTTGTCAAACCTTTCGCCTTCAACGGGTGACTTCCCACGGGCAAGAAAGCGCATTGTTTCGTTTTCAATAAATTCAAGCACGTCTTCTTTTGCTTCGCGCTTTCTATTGTCTGGAATGTCTTTCAAGTCAAGCTTGAGTTTTTTAATTACTGTCGTCATAGTCGTCAGGTGAACTTGTTAAATGATAATTGTCGCAAAAGTTACAGAAATAAACGCGCATTTTAACACCCGTGAACTTCTTAATTGTTCTTAAGCTTATTTTTGCTTTTTCAAAAGTTGTAAAAGTTTTTTTGTTCATACACTTCTTTTGTTTAAAACGTTCAAACTTATTTTTACTCTTACGGTGTTTTCTTTCCTTCGTCTTCGTCTTCATTGTCGTCAACTCCGTCGTCAAACAATTCAGCATTTTCAGCAAGTGCCTTCTTCTTGAAGGCTTGAATTTCTTCTTCCAATTTCTTTGCGTTTTCTTCGCTTAAGTTGGGGTCAAGTATTTGGTGTTTCTGCCAAGGAAGTAATGTTCCAAGTCGTTCACGTTGTTCAATGTTGCCCAAGGTTTCTTTGTCACTGATAAGAACTTTTGGTTTCTCGTAAGTAGTGCTTAACTCTTGGTCAATCTTAAACGTTTTCTTATTAAGTTCATTTTCAAATGTTGCAACCAAAGTGAACACGTCTTGTTCAACGTCAGCGTATAAAGTTTGGTTGTCTTCAATAATGTCTTGAACGTCAGCACTTGCAAGAAGTCTGTCAAAGCCTGAAGAAAAACTTTCCGCGTCTTGTCCTTGCAGACTTGAACCGGCTTTTATTCCGTGGTCGTCAAGAATGTTTGCAGCTTCAAACTTAAGCCCTTCAAGTTGGTCACCTAAATTTGGGTTTGCATTGATGTACTCAGCTTTTGTTTCCGGTGCATTTGGGTTTGCACTTTGTGGAAGGTCAATCGCCGTGTGCATACCTGTTCTTAAAGTCTGTTGTTTCTTTTGTCCGTCAGGATAAGAGTAAGTTAAAATTCCGTGCCCTTGTGAAGCACTTGCAGTCTTATAGTCAGAAAACCCAACGTTCCACGCAATTGATTGATCGGAAAGGTTGTTTGGAATTGGGAAGTCAACTGAAGTGTCGTTACTTAAAAATACAATTGGAAGCACGCCCGCTTCGTTTTTGTTTTCAAGGTTTTCTTCATTGATAAGTATTTCAACTTTAAGTTTTGACCCTTCGTCAGTTCTTTCGGTCCTTACTCTTATTTTCACAAAGTGAGTGTCCGACCAAATTGAATAAAGTTTTGATTGCGCCGAACTGTCAGCTTGACTTTCAGCGGTCACGGTTTCAACACCGTCAGCAAATTTTGACCCGCCTGTTGTTGACGTGTCTGGATAAGACAAAATGAAAATCAAAGGCTTTCCAGTTACTTCGTCACGAACAAGGTCGTACTCATAAGGTGCGAGTGCCTGAAGTGCGTATTCTTTTTCATCGTTAAGATATTTAAGCCACATGCACGAATACTTGTGAAGGTTGAAAATCTTATCGAACTCTTTGAAAGCACGGTCGAATTTGAATTCATTATAAATTGTTTCAAGGTCTTCAGTTTGTTGGTCGTTTTCAAGGTTTCTTTTTGGTGTGTTCTTGTACGCTTTTGCAATCTTACCGATTACTTTCTTCGTGATAAGAATGTCCCCAATACGAAACTTGTCATGTGTTCGTGGGTATAATGCTTGAAGTTTTTCTTCAACGTATTGCTTTTGGTTTCCTTCCAAACAATTAAAAGCTTTCCATGCGTGAAGCTTACGCGTTTTATTGTCGTTGCTTTCAACGTCCCCAATAATTAAACGAAGGTGTTCGGGATTAAGAATGTCTAAGTTTTTATTCTTCATTTTTTATTTCCTTAATAAGTTTCAATTGCGTCTTGGAATTCGTATTCACCCTCAATGACTGCGTAAATTCCGTAAGTCACTGCGTTTGACATGTCTTGCCCTTCAGTTGTTTGATCCTCAGTATACGCAATTCCATCTTTCAATTGTGTTTTACTGAAGCCGTGGTCAACATTCACACAACGTTTGTCAATTTTAATCTTACTCTTACCGTAAGCATTTTTCAATTGTCCGTTTGCAATGTTGTGACGGTCACGAATTGAAGGGTTTGCTTCAGGCACTTGAATTTCGTAGCTTAAAGATTGTCCGTCGGTCCTGACGTAATTGGCAAGGAACTTTTCTATTATCTCATAGTCCGAGTGAATTGATTTACTTGACCCATAGCGTCCACTTGCGTCACCGTGAATAATTATTTCAGGATTGCCGTCAGTGTCCAAATACCCTTTGTCACGCCAATTTTCAATTGCGGCTTGTGTTCGTGCGCCTTCGATTGCAACTTCGTCTATAAACGTGAAGTGCTTGCTCTTGGTGGTTGTCTGGAAGCACACGCTTGACATTGGTTTTCCCTTTGAAATATTAAAATCAAAGGAAAGCCTTATCGGAAGACGCGGGTCAATCTTTGTGTCTTCAAGAACAAAGTGAACGTCAGGGTCATAAGAATAATATATTACGTCAGTCGAAATATATATCCACTTCCCTTCAAGCAAACGTTGACACATTTTTTCATCGTACTTTTCCCTTAAGCTTTTTATATACCATGACGGTAAGAATGAATTGTCTTCTGTTCTTGAGTAAACAACATGACGGTTGGGATTGTCTCGACTTCCCTTAATAAAGTAGTCATAGCAATAATGGGAAGGGCTGTCAGGATTCGTTGCGAGTATTGAAATACATTCTTTGTTTGCAATGTGTTTGATTCTTCCTAGTCGTCCAATTGCTTCAGTGTAAAAAGCTTTGAATTCTTTGTTGTCATTTTCAGTTGCTTCTTCAATAGCAAGCATTGAAATGTTCACAGACCTAAACTTTTTATATTTCTTATCGTGCCATGAACGTGAAATAATTTCGCTGTGATATTTTCCATCAACATAAAACTTAATAGACGTATTCGTGAGATTGACAACGAAGTCAACGCCTTCAGTGAATGAACCGTCAAGCATTTCAAGAATCGTTTGAAACAATGTTTCCTTCAGGTCCGGCATTGCCTTACGCCCTATAAGACAGCGCGCGCCTTTGAACTCCGTCACATGGGAAATGATAAGCCAAGAAAGTAGCGTGGACTTGGCGCTTCCTATACTGCCACTAAGTAAAATTTCATGTGGTCCCGTAGTGTAAATAAAATAATCTTTTATATTTTTTATTACTGTGTATTGATAAGGTATGTGTTCAGGATTGAATTCAAAAAAGGAAGGTGTTGCATTGTCGCTTTCAGGAAGTGCTTCCACAAATTATATCTTTTCAGCGTCACGACTTAGTGTAAAACCGAATGTTCTTTTTGCTTCGTCAGTTGCATCAACAGCAAGTTCTTTCTTATCTGAATAATGTTTTGGGAACATGTTCTTTGTGAGAAACAACCAAGGAACCGCATTGAAGTTCTTGCCTTGGTGTATTCCGTTGAAGCCTTTTTCTTCCATGTGTTGCATGCGTAAGACTTCACTCTTTTTTATAGCACTGAAAAACTCTTTGTGTGCTTTGGTCCAGTTTGCAAGAGTTTCTAAGTCAATATCAAGTTCAACGCAAATACTTGCCTTCGTTAAACACTTTCCCGACCGTGAAACCTCAATAAGCCTTTCACACATTTCTTTTGTGTATTTTGTTGGACGCCCGCCAATATATCCTTCAGGGTGCAACGCACCTTTTTGTGGACCCGACTTCTTGACCGCGCGCTTAGTCGCTTTCTTTTTCACCGATGTTTTCTTTTTTGTAGTTTTCTTTTTTACTGTCATGAATTTATTTTACACATACCGTAAACCGTAAGCAAACTTTTTATAAATTAGCAACGCACGAAACCGGTCAAGTATTACACAAAACCGTGACGCATGGCTTAAACCGGAT